GCAGCCCGCAACTGCTCATCGAGTGCATGTAGAGGATTTTCCTTTCCCGCCAGAAATGCGCCGCCGAGCCTTTCGGCAGCCTGCTGCTGGTTTGCCAGGCGCTGAATTTCATGCGCTACTCGCTATCACAAACGCGGCTGCGAGTTGCGGGACTATCGCGTTACCGTAGGCGCGCAGTCGTCCCACTCGGCCGGGAATCCCATGAGCCAGCGGGAAAATTCCGGGTTTAGTTGGCCTGGTTTTTCCGTCGCTGCAATTGATCCACTCAAGGTCGCGCCATGCGTCAAGCGCGCCTGTTCGTTCAGCGGACGACTGTTGTGCGTCAGCTCGTTGCCAGGGTTGTTCGCTCCCTTGTAGTCCCGCGCCTGTGGCGTCGCCCAGGATGCCAGAGTCACGTAGTCGTCCAGGTTTCGCCGTCGCCCGCCAGCGCGCTCCGGCATCCCACCCCTGAAGTTCGCACCGTCCCGGCTTTGGCAGGTCGGCCAAAACGCAAGCTCCACCGTCCTGCGGCTGCTGTCGGTGTTGCCCGCAGCGTTGTAGCCCTTCTGTGCCGGTGTGCCGGCCATCGGCGTAGGCCACCCAGTAGAGCCTTTGTCGGATGTGTGGCGCGCCAATGCCCGCAGCGCACAGATTCGCCGCCGCAGCGGCGTATCCTGCGTCTTCCATGTCAGCGCAAACATGGTCAATCCACGCGAGCCCAGCAGCTCCGGCAACCTGCTCGCCAAAGACGCTTGCAGGGCGGCACTCTCTGATGAGACGGAAGAACGCAGGCCATAAATGGCGCTCATCGCCGCTGCCACGCCGCTTGCCTGCGACGCTGAATGGCTGACAGGGACAACTGCCTGACCAAACAGGTCTGTCGTCTGGCCATCCTGCGATTCGCAGGGCATAGCTCCATCCGCCAATTCCGGCAAAGAAATGGCATTGTGTATATCCGGCGAGGTCTGAGGGTAAAACATCCTCTATGCTCCTTTCATCAACTTCCCCGGGCGCTATGTGGCCAGCTGCTATCAAGTTACGCAGCCAATTCGCTGCGTATGGGTCAATTTCGTTGTAATACGCTGCCATCATTTACCCGACGACGGCATCAATTCCAGGCTCAGCGGCCGCGTTGGCCACCACTGCCCGATCACGAAGTCAGGCCGCATGGCATCCATGCCAGCCCATCCCACCGCTGCAGGAGCTGTCCTGGTTCGGCGCAGACGCCATCGCGAACATGCCCGGCGAGGATCTCCGAAAGGCGCGAATCGCCGTCTTTGGCCCCGCGCCCGAGATGCTGAGCGGTAAGCCCACCAGTCGTTTTCGCTCGCCCTCGGAAGGTCGTCGTGCGTGCGCTCCATTACCTGTAGCCAGACGCGGATAAGACGCTCTCCGTCTCCGTACTTTGGCTCTGCGCCGGCCACAGCGTGCTGCCTGCCGGGTGTTCCAACACCCCCCCCCACTCGCGCGGAATCGCCACGGCCAGCCGGGCGAGGTTGCGCCAATCCGGGCGCGGGTTCGCAAACTGTCGCAGTCGGCCCCAAGCGCGGCACGGCGGGTGCGCCACCACCGGCCATGGGCCGTCATAGGTGCGCGCGTCCCGCTCCCTGTCGTACACCTCCACGCCGGGCAGCCTGCGCGGGCAAACAGCACGGCCACGTCAGCACGGTGCGGCCCAACCCCTCGTTGCAGCGGAGAGCCAACGGCGCCCGCTGTGCTGAAGGCATTGATCACAGCGTCGTCGATGCAAAACGCGCGCGCGAGGCTGATTGCGCCTGTCATGTGGCGTGCTGTTTTCACGTTCCGATCCCGAGAAATTCCCTTGGCCGAGTGATAGCCACGTACAGCGCCCGGTTGAAGTCGCTCTGTGGCATACGCTGGAGGTCTGGCAAGTCGATCAGCGCCGTGTCGAAGGTGCTACCCTGGCTTTTGTGCACGGTCATCGCGTAGGCATGGCGCAGATCGAGAAAGCTTTCCCGATACGCGAATGCGCTCTGAAACGCGCGGCCTCTCGCGCCCTTCTCGGTCTTCTCCTTGGCCTCGTTGAACCGGCGTTGCGTCTCAGCTTGTTTTTCCGGGTCCAGCCAGACGCCTTTGGCCTTGGCGCCGCCTTCACGCTCAACGACCAGGTGCAAGTCCTCCCCGAAAGCGCTCGCCCTCCACTCTGCGTTGCGCACGATAAGTTCTTCCGAGGTGCGCAGCGACACGCGAACTCCGGGGCAGTCCTCGCTGCGCACAGACTCGCGCGACTCGTGCATGATGACGCGCTCGCCGGTCACAAACGGGGTTGGCGTCTTCCCGTACAGGGCTTCGTGAATATCGCTGTTGAGCGCCAGAACACGATGATTGGTGTAGGCGATGATGCGGCAGTCTCTCCCGTCCTTGTGCTCTTCGATCGCCCACGATGCGAGCACTTCGCGCGGGCATGCCCCGATGTTGTAGGCGCCCTCTGACACGGCTGAAAGGATCGCCCTGGCATCCATGCATACCCCGACCTCTTGCGCAGCCCTGACGGCCATGGACAGGGCAATGATCGGGTTTTCTGCGGCCTGGCGTACCACCTCGGATAGCGTCACCTGCATCTGCACCCGGTCGAACACTGGTGAGCGGATCGCCTCGCCGACGGGCGGCAGTTGCGCTGGGTCGCCGACGAACAGCACTAGCGTGGCATGGCGATAGTTGAGCAGGTCGGCGAAGAACACCGACCCGACCATCGAGGACTCGTCGACGATCACGAGGTCGAACTGAGAAATGTTCGGCGGGTTTGCCCGGGTTGTCGTGCGCACATCCTCGTTCGCCGTCATCTTGTAGCCGAGCAGGGAATGCAGCGTGCGAAACGAAACGTCCACGTCGATTTTCTCGGCGAGCACTGAAAGGGCCTTGTGCGTCGGCGCCGCAACGCACACTTTCAGATCGGGCCGCGACTGAGCAAGATTTCTGACCAGCTTTCCCACGACGAACGTCTTGCCGGTGCCTGCATACCCCCGCAGTACCGCAATGCCTGCGGGGGTCTCGCCAGACGCAAAGCGCACCAACTGGCTGTAGGCGACGTCCTGATGCGGGGTGAGGGTCATTTTTTATTCCAATGTTCTGAGGAAGACAGGAAGACAGAAGAAGACAAGAAGCGTCTTCCTTTGAATCCCTTGCTGCGCATGGCTTTGAGGGCTGTGGAAGACAGGAAGACGCTTCTAAGGGGGGTTAACTTTTAAGATAAATCGGCTACGCATTAGCGTCTTCCTGTCTTCCTGATGCCTCAACGCCAGTAATGGCGGGCGATTGAGCGGAAGACGCGCCTTGTCTTCCGGTGTCTTCCTGTCTTCCTTGACATTTGACGACCAGCACCTTCGATTTGCGGCTTCCAATGATCACTTCTTCCACGTCGCCATCCTCCATCATTTGCTCGATGATCTCTGCCCGCTTATCAACCGGGAGCTGCTTGAATGCCCGGCAGTAGCAGTGCAGCTTGCCGCGGCTGATCCCCGCTGGCCCGGACTTGTGAATGATCGCCAGGAGCTTCTGTGCGACGCTCACCTTGCCCTCGTCGCTGCCCAGCATGCGCACGGTTGCCAGGTGCTCTCGCGTGTGGCACAGCACGTAGCCAGCGCACCAGTCGAGGATAGCCGCGGTGACCACTGGCGACTGTGGGTTGGCCCAGGCAGCCAGGGCAACTGCCATGCGCCGCATGTTCTGGTATGCGCCGCGCAACATCGGCCACAGCGCCCGATGGCTGGTCAGCGCCTCGAAAGCCGGCCAATGCGCTTCCGGCCGCGTCTGGAAGCTCACCACAATCATGTTCGGAGGCAATCCGCTGTTGTCGTTGAACAACGTGCTCGGCGCCGCGAACTCGTCGAAGTTCTCCGGCATCCCCCGCATCAGGCGAATGTGCGTGATCAGCCATTCAGGAGCGGAAGCCTGATCGGGCTCGACGAATGCCTTGCCGGCATTGACCACCATCATCTGCTCGAGCGCGCCGCGCGCCAGCTCACTCGACTTCACCAGCGCTACCAGGTGCGCATGTGCCGCACTGGCGAAGATCGACAGCGCCGGGCTGTAGATGATGCCCGCGTCCTCATCCTTCGCGCTCGCATCGGCAGACGCCTCGAGCAGGTAGAACCGCTTGCTGTACATGCCAGATAAAGCATTCAGCGCCTGTTCAAGCGTGCCGGCCGGCTGCCGGGCCGCGTAGGCCACGCCGGTTGCGTACTCATCGGACAGCCAGACCGTTGCCGGACTGCGCTTGATGATGCGGTCGAGCTGCGACAGCGTGTTGATGCGGCTCTCGCGCAAGCATTTTCGCAGACCGGCTTCCAGCAAGAGGCGGGCATACTGCTGGAGTGTCACGCGCAGATCGCCGACGGAATCCGACACCGCCATCAGGTACAGGTGCGCCGGATCGCCCTCGTTCGACTCATACCGGCGAGATGCCGCGAACCCGGCCAGCGAAATCGCCGCTGCACGGGCGGTCTCTGCGTCGCCACCCAGCCACGCGGCCGCCTCGGCCAGCATCGGCACGGGCAGCGCTGCGTCAAACCCTCTGGCAGTAGGCGCAGACACCTCCTCGGTGATCGGCTGCGACTGCGATACCTGCGACAGCGGCTTGCCCGGCCACCCGGCCGCTTGGGCGTCAAAGAATACCGTCTCCAGGTTGATTGTGTCAGGAGAGAATCCCGCCCAGCGCTTCGCCTGGTCGTCGGCCCGGTACTTCGTCGACAACTGGCTCCATTCGTTCCACAGCGAGAACCCTGCCGGCCCGAGCTGGCGCAGCGCGTGCCCGGCCTTGATCCACGTCTCGCGGTTATCTGCATCCAGCCACGGCAGCGCCGCGCGCAGGTCGGCCAGCGTCGAAGAATCGACCATGCGCACCACGCCGGACGGCACTGCCGGCGCCGCCTGCTCTGCCTCGGGGAATCCAACGAAATCCGCCAACGGCGCGCCTTCGAGCGGGCCAAGATCATCGATCCAGAAGTACCCCCCTTGCGTCTTCGAGGGCTCCACCAGCACATAGCTATTGCCGTGCTTGAGGTCGATTCCCTTGCCCATCTTGCCGGGCAGCTTATTGCCCGCTAGCGCGGCCATGATGAAATGCGTACCTCCGCCGCCGGTTCTGGCCGTCCAGGTCTCCGGCGGCTCGCCACAGGATTCAGTAATCACTGACCAAGTGACATCGCCGCCGTTGCGCGGGTCGATGTCGATCGCGACGAGGCCATTAGCCCCCATTGCCAGGCCCCAGTTCGCCGCCGGCGCCTTCTCCAGCCAGCTGCCAACTACAGCCGGATCCCGGCTCGCGTCAAATACGCCATGTGGCACCAGCGAGTTGATTGGGTGCTTGCCGACGGCGTTACAGGCGGCATTGCCGCACGCGCAAACGCCATCATCCTTGACCCACCAGCACGGCAGTACGGCATAGCCCTTCTCGGCATACTCCACAGGAGAGATGGTCACGCCATCAACCCGCGTGCGAACTCGCACCAGCGCGGCAGCGACAGTGATATCGGATCGCCGCCCTGCTGGAAAAACTCGGGCGCCACATCGTGCGGGTCCATGAACGCAACCCACTTCGCCCGGCTCTTGCGCCAGAACAGCACCGGCTTGCGGCCGTGCTCTGCCGCCTGTCGGGTTGCTTGCGCCCAGTACTCCGACAGCAGCAGCGTCTCCGTGCGCTTGACTTCGATTGCCCATCCGGGTACGTCCAGGCCGTCGCAACCGCCGTCCCTGGCTGCGCCCAGCTTGCGCTGAACCACGATGCCCAACTCGTCTGACAGCTTGCTGAACAGCTCGCGCTCGCCGACGGCGCCTTTTGTTTTGCTCATCGCCGCCATGCCCTACTTCCCCGGACCAAGGTAGATAGAGTCGGCGTCCAGAAAGTGCAGCCGCTCGGACTTGAAGTGCTTCAGCCATGCGAGCACAAACGTCTCCACCAACGTGGCAGGGGGTTGTTCCGACGTCTTCTGTGATGTCTGCGAGTGACGACTGGACAGCCACGCGAAATACTCTTTGGACTCCAGCAGGAAGGGCTTGTCGGGGCCACCGATGGCCTGCCGTGCGTCAAGCGGGCTCATGACAGCACCCCAAGGCGCTTTGCCTCCCTTAGACCCGCTGCCGCCTTGGTCCTGATGATCTCCGTGTTCTGCCGCGGGGTCGTCGCTCGGGGGTCCGACAGGTCCTGGATGTCAGCCAGGATGCTGCGCAGATATCGCGCGAGATCGAGCACCTGCTTGTCGTTGTCGACGCTCATGTCCGCGGCCCTCCAAGCAGGTCGTCACAGCCGTCCGCTCCGCTCAGGGTTGTGACCGAGAAGCCATCGCGCAGCCCGATCAGCACGAGTTCGACTTCCGCCAGAGCCGCGCGCAGGCGACCGTTCTCGACCTTCAGCAACGCGATTTCATCATCGCGCGCATCCACCAACACCGGCAGAGCCGAAAGGTCGTCGGCGGAGATCCCGCCGTACCCGTCAATCAACTCGCCCAACTTGTCGTAGTTTACCGCCATGCCATGACCCTCAAAAAAATGCCGGCCAGCGCGGAGAATTCACGCGCCGGCCGACTAAACAGCGGCTGGTGCAGGCCGCTGGGGAGGAGACTAGGAGAGAGCGCGTCATGCCGCATCCTCGACAGGCTCCGAGCAATGGGAGTCGTCCAGCTCAGGCCAAATCCTCGCCCAATCGTCAGGGCGAAGATCCTTGCGGGTGACGGCTCCGCCGGTGGCGCGCTCGATTGTGGCGCAGTGTTCGATGGGAATGCTCCCGCGCTGCTTCCACTCCCAAACAGACGGCGGTTTCACGCCGCACAGCCGAGATACTGACGTTACTCCGTCAAGCAAATTGATCGCCTCAGTGACTTTCTTGTTCATGCCACACATCTTAGGCCGTCCTAACCTTTGCTGTCAAGTCCACCGATCACCGATCATAGCCGACTGCACGAAACGGGCCAGGGTCAGCGTCGCTGAGTCATGACGATCCCTAAAGTAAAAAACTTAGGAATACCTATTGACAACGCAATTAGGCGGTCCTAATATTCACCTCAACGGTTCACGAGTGCATAAAGCCCCTAACCAAGGCTGCGGCGAGTCTGCCTGATCTCCCTCGACCGAATCAAGCGCCAAGCCGGCGTGTTTCGACAAGCCACGACCGGCAGAAACGCTGCTCAGCGAGCCGTTGCTGTTGAGCGCCTTGGAGCGCCCGTGGATGTGCAAAGCCTGCCGCCAATGATCGGCGCCGATCAAGAGCGAGTCCGGACCGAAGGCCCCGGCCACCACGAACCACCCAGGACGCTCAACAGCAGCAAGTGCCACCGGATACCGCGCCGGATGTCGCGGACTAATACAGAAAGGAACCGCTGCGCGACGGAAAAAAGGGCCAGGCGCTTGCTGCAACGACTGGCGACCAGCGGCCCACGGCTGGCGTAACGGACAAAATACGAAAGAACCGAGACAGCCCGGAGAGCAACGGGCAACCATCAACAACTGGAGATTGCAATGATTGGTAAAAAAGTTCTCGTCCGCACGTACAGCGCGGGAGTTCACTACGGAACGCTCACCAGACGCCACCGCAAAGAAGTAGTTTTGAGGAACAGTCGGCGCATTTGGTATTGGGCGGGGGCTGCGAGTTTGTCGCAGCTCGCCGTCGACGGAACGAATAACCCCGGAGCGTGCAAGTTTTCTGTTGCCGTCGACGGAATTTTGCTGACCGAGGCAATCGAGATCATTCCCGTTTCGGCAGCAGCCGCAGCCAACATCGAAGGTGTCGCGGAGTGGCGAGCATGAAACACGGCGACGGCAGAGGCGACGGCAGCGGCTACGGCTACGGCGACGGCAGAGGCTACGGCGACGGCTACGGCGACGGCGACGGCAGCGGATACGGCAGCGGCGACGGCAGCGGATACGGCGACGGCAGCGGCGACGGCGACGGATACGGCGACGGCGACGGATACGGCGACGGATACAAGAATATAACTGGAACCAAAACGGAAATGTAAAGGACGAAAAAATGAAGCTTCTCGCAATTGGCATGATGGTAGCAACCTGCACCGGAGCGATGGCAGAGACCGTATCGGCCTCAATTGACCGCTACACGTTCCCGCCGCTGATCGTCCAAATGCCCGGGGTGGACTTGCACGCCGGCCAGTATCAGGCGCGCATTGACGGAATTCCGGAAACGGCTTGGTGCGCCGAGGTGGGGCAGTTTCTGCAATTCGGCACCGCCGTTGGATACCGCGTGGTTGACGCAGATGTTGCGTTCGGCAGATCGATCGCCGAACAACTGGATGCGATCTTGTCTTACGCGGCCACGGGGCGCCCTGTTGACGCGCGCGAGAGCGCAAACATGCAGGTCGACGTATGGAGAGCTATCGCCACACAACCGCTCAGCGGCCTTTATACGAGCCCTCTGACAGTTGAAGCGTTTTTGCTGAGCAACGAAAACAGGCAGGATCTCATCGTCGGCAGGCCATACGTGGCCATAGACGAACCTGAGCCCGGCCTTCTTTTGCTTCTCGGCATTGGCCTCATGGCGATAAGGAGCCGGTATGGATAGTGACGATATCAAGCGGATGATCATGAAGCAACGGCAGAGGACCTCTGAAAATCCTCGCACAATCGAGGCGGCTCCAAACGTCGGTGACGTGGTTGTGCTCATCCTCGCTATTTTGGTGGTTGGCTACTTCTTCGTCGATATTCTGGTCGGAGTCCTGCTGTGAGCGCCAAGTGTGAAGCAACCAAGTTCGGCCGCGAGCCTGAGCGCGCCTACGACGACGACTGCGCCGAGTTTCTCAGCGGCGCGCGATTCGACGTTCCGCGCCAGCAGGAACGTGCTCGCGACGAATCCGAGAAGCTGCGCACCATGCGCGACGCATTGCAGCAGGCTTGGATCGTTCTGGACGCCCTGCGCGGATACCGGCCGGACTCCGAGCTGCTGGAACTGATCAACAGCGAACGGTTCGCCGACGCCCGAGAGGCCGTCCGGCTGGCTGGCTCTCTGCAAATCGGATCGCCGAGATGAGCCATCACATGCCCGGTCCAGGAGACTCCGCTACTTGGCCACCGTGCTCCGGAGCGTCAAACGACCCGCGTAGCGAAGACCCGAAAGACGAAGTCGAGGAAGCGATGAATCTCCTGGACGAGATTCGTGGGCAGATTTATCGATCCGAAACAGCTTTGTTCAAGAGGGACTGGGAGGCTTATGGACTGGCAATGGCCAACGTGCATGCGCTTGCCGGATCTTCACACCACACATAGGACAACCTCGCCATGAACTACCCAAACCTGAAACTCGCCACGCAGAATCTTGAAACCCTCTGCACCCAGATAACCGAACTGAAGCGCGAAGAATCCATCCTCGCCGGCAAGCGCGCAAGCCTTGAAATCGACGTCATCAACCTCGTCGGCGCCAAGGAAGAGGGCGCCAACACTACAACTCTGGCCGATGGCCGCAAGCTGACTGTAACCGGCAAGCTGATCTACAGCGCGGACATGCAGAAGCTCATGGTCCTCGCGGAAAGCCTCCCGCTGCATCTCTCGCCGGTCAAGGTCAAGCACGAGCTGGACGCCACCGGCGCCAAGTGGCTGCGAGCGAATGACCCGGCAAGCTGGGCGAAGATCGCGCCGGCCATCACCATCCGCCCCGCCAAGACTTCAGTGGAGATCCGGTAATGGCCTTCAATCTCTCCAGCATCCGCAAATCCGAGGGTATCCGTGCCCCGCGCGTGCTGCTCTACGGCCCGCACGGATTGGGCAAGACCACCTTTGCCGCAAACACTCCGGCACCGATATTCATCCTGACCGAAGACGGACTCGGCCCGCTTGAGGTGGATCACTTCCCGCTGTGCCAGTCCTACCAGGATGCGATTGACGCCATTTCATCCCTGATCTCCGAGGAGCACGCCTTTCAAACCGTGGTTATCGACAGCCTCGACTGGCTTGATAACCTGATCTGGCGCGACGTCAACACCCGCTTCGACGCCAAGGATCTGGCTTACGGGAAAGGCGCCGTCATCGCCGCCGACTACTGGAGCCAAGTGCTCGATGGCTTGAACTCGCTGCGCATCGAAAAGGGAATGGCGGTCATTCTCCTGGCCCACTGCCAGATCAAGCGCTTCGACTCTCCCGAAGTCGAACCCTACGAGCGGTATTCTCCGAAGCTCCAGGAGCGCAGCAGCGCCCTGGTGCAGGAGTGGGCCGACTGCGTGTTCTTCACCAACCTGCGCACGATCGTCAAGCAAGAGGATGTGGGCTTCAACAAGACCGTTTCCCGCGGCATCACCACCGGCGAACGCCTGATCTACACCACCGAGCGCCCGGCTTGCCTGGCCAAGAATCGCTTTTCCCTCCCCGACACCATCCCGCTTTCGTGGGACGCCTTCACGCAGCACCTCCCCAAGTAACCAAGGACACCACATCATGGCAGACCTCACCTCCATCTTCGGCGCCGCTTTTGACGCCACCAAAGTCGAGCCGGCAACAGGATTCGACCCCATTCCACGCGGCCGTTACCTTTCCTGTATCGAGAAAAGCGAGATGAAAACCACTCGCGACGGCTATGGCCAGTATCTTGAACTGGCGTTCAAGGTGCTCGATGGCGAATACAGCGGCCGCGTCGTCTTCGCCCGCCTCAACCTGGTCAATCAAAACCCCAAGGCCACCGAAATTGCCTATCGGGAATTCTCAGCCCTCTGCCGGGCTTGCGGAGTGCTCCAGGTGCAAGACTCCGCCGAGCTGCACAGCAGGCCGCTGATCATTCAGGTGGAGCTGGAGAACGGACAGGACAAGAACGGCAACCCGCGCCAGAACAACGTGATCAAGGCCTACTACTCGACCGGGACCGCTGCCCCTGCGCCCGTCCGTGCTGCGGCTGCCCCAGCGGCGACGACGCCGCCCGCCCGTGTAATTACGCCACCGCCCGCCGCGGCCGCCCCTCGCGCGCCGTGGAAGGCACGCACTCCCACAGCGGCTGCTTGATATGTCATCGCTGATTCCAACGAATCCGGCCTCGCTCGTGCATGCGATCTACCGCCTGCATGAGCAGAGAGAAGCCAGCGCAGCGCCCCGCCCGCACCTGGGGGCCAGCGTCATCGGCCGCCCTTGCGAGCGCGCGCTGTGGTACGCCTTTCGCTGGGCGACTCCGCCATCGTTCAGCGGGCGCATGTTGCGCCTCTTCGAGCGCGGCCAGCTTGAAGAGGCGCGTTTCGTGCGCGAACTGCGCGGTATCGGAGCCGAGGTGCTTGAAGTCGATCCGGAAACAGGACGCCAGTTCATGTACGTCGACGTCGACGGCCACTTCGGCGGGTCGATGGACGGCGCCGCGTGCGGCATTCCAGAGGCGCCGAAAACCTGGCATGTGCTCGAATTCAAGACGCACAACGTGAAGAGCTTTGCCGATCTCGTCGCCAAGGGCGTGCGAGAGGCGAAGCCAGAGCATTGGGCACAGGTGCAGTGCTATATGGGATGGAGCGGCATGGACCGCGCGCTGTACCTGGCCGTGTGCAAGAACACGGATGAGCTGTACTCCGAGCGCATTGAAGCCGACCCTCTGGCGTTCATCGAGCTGGTCGAGAAGGCCCGCAGGATCATCAACGCCAACGAGCCGCCGGCACGAATCAGCAATGACCCGGCGTGGTGGGTGTGCAAGATGTGCGACCACCACGCCGCGTGCCACGGAGAGAGCGCCCCTGCCGCCACCTGCCGCACCTGTGCGCAGTCGACGCCGGTCACTGGCGGGCAATGGCATTGCGGACAGTGGCAGGACGCCATCCCGCTCGACGCTCAATTCGCCGGCTGTGACGAGCATCGCTTCATCCCCTCGGTGCTGGCTTTCGCAGAGCCGATCGACGCCACGCCAGAAGGAGCGGTGATCTACGCCTGTCGGGCAGACGGACAGAAGTTCGTCAATGGCCAGACAGGAACGGAGATCAAGGACGAAAAAGGAGAGTTCCTCCCCGTCTATACGTCGTCAGAGCTTGCCGGAAAGCCTGCCGCGATCATCGCTGACCCGTTCGTTTCGGCCGTCAAGACGACGTTTGGCGCCGCCGTAGAGGCGATGACATGATCCAGTTGCGCAACTACCAGGCAGACGCGATCGACGCGCTGTACGCCTGGTTCGAGAAGAACCCCGGGAATCCTCTCGTCGTCATCCCGACCGGCGGCGGGAAGTCGGTTATCCAGGCCGCGTTCATCGAACGCGCATTCCAGGACGACCCTGCTTGCCGGGTGCTGTGCATCACGCACGTCAAGGAGCTGATCGCGCAGAACTGGCAACGGATGCGGCAGATCTGGCCATCGGCGCCAGCTGGCGTCTACTCGGCCAGTCTAGGCAGGCGAGATACCCGGCACCCGATCTTGTTCGCCGGCGTGCACAGCATCTACAAAATCGTTGGCAAGATGGACGCGTTCGACCTGGTCATCGTTGATGAGGCGCACCTGATCCCAAGCAGCGGAGAGGGCATGTATCGGCAACTGCTCGCCGAAATAAAACAGCGCAACCCATGGATGAAGGTAATCGGAATGACCGCTACGCCGTATCGCCTAAGCTCTGGCAGGTTGGTCGATGGCGACATCTTTGATGGCATCGCCTTCGAGCTGCCGATGCAGCGCCTGATTTCAGAGGGGGCTCTGGTCGAGGTGATCAGCAAGGGCAGCATGCACCGTGCAGACCTCGGCGCCGTGCATGTCAAGCAGGGAGAGTTCGTCGAGGCGGAAGCAGAGGCGTCGATGATGGCGGTCACAGAGGCCGCGCTTGACGAAGTGTGCGACCTCGCTGCAGACCGCCGCGGCTGGCTGGTCTTCTGCGTTACCATCAGGCACGCGGAATCGGTCTTGGAATCGCTGCTGTCCCGCGGAATTTCGTCGGCTGTCATCACCGGCAAGACGCCGCAGGCAGAACGCGACGCCACGATCCGATCCTTCCAGGCCGGACAAATCAGGTCACTTGTGAATGTCAAAGTGTTGACCACCGGCTTTGACGCTCCTCGGGTGGATTGCATCGTGAGCCTGCGTCCAACACTGTCAGCCGGCCTCTGGGTGCAAATCTGCGGCCGCGGCATGCGGCCATCGCCAGGCAAGGATAATTGCCTGCTGCTCGACTACGCCGGCAATATCGCCAGACACGGTCCGATAGATCAGATTCAGGGCAAGCTCAAAAAATCGTCAAGCGGCGAATCGCACGAGGCGCCAATGAAAAACTGTCCGCAGTGTTCTGCGCGCCTGCACGCAGCGATCAGGACATGCCCAGAGTGCGGCTGCATTATGCCGGAGCCAGAGCCGGAGATTTTTCAGCAGGCAAGCGCCCTGGCCGTTCTCAGCACGCAGAAGTCCGTCAAGGATCTGGAAATCAACGGCGTCTACTACGGGCACCATCTTGGCAAAAGCGGCGTTCCGACCCTACGCGTGACCTACTGCGCCGGCACTTTTACGCGGGTATCCGAGTACATCTGCTTCGAGCACAGCGGATACGCCAAGTCCAAAGCGGCGATTTGGTGGCAGCGACGCTGCTCTGATCCAGTACCGGAGACAGTCGATGATGCGCTGCTGCTGGTGCACGTACTCAAAGAGCCGTCATCCATGCGCGTCAGCTTTGGCGGCAAATACCCGGACTTGATCCACGTCAAATTCTCCGACACGAACTCATTGGAGGCAGCATGACAAAGAGCCAAGGAATATACCCCGCCGACCGATACTGGACAGCGGAGGAAACGGCCGTCGTCGTGCGCTTGTACGCGGACACGCCGACCAAGGAAATCGCCGAGCAGCTTGGATTTTCGGAATACCGTGTCTACTCCAAAGCCCGTGCGCTCGGCATAAAAAAGAGCGCCGCTTTCATGTCGACAGCAGCAGTTTTTTCGCGCCACGAATCCCCCGGAGAAATGGGTTGTCAAGACAGGCAACGGAGTAAAGACGGTCACGAAACTTCCCGCCGGCGGGACGATCACTCGGCACAAGATGACATGAAGAAGCCATGGGGTGAGCGCATCGCAGCCGTTTTCGTGCTTCCAGACGGCGCGGAGATCTACAGCGAGATGGCGACGAAGATCCAGATAGTTGACGAGGGCGCCGGCGAGTTCCTGGAAGTCTCACAGAAGACCTGTCGTACCGGAGGCGACACGCGCATAACGATCGAGCCGGAAGAGTGGCCGGCTCTGCGCCAGGCGATCGACAAGATGATTGGCGAGTGCAGGAGCAAAGATATGGGAGAGAATTAATGCGGGTTTTAGTGGCATGTGAGTACAGCGGGCGTGTGCGCGATGCGTTTCTACGGTCCGGACATGAGGCGATGAGTTGTGACCTTCTGCCGACTGACCATCCGGGGCCGCACTATCAAGGCGACGTGCGCGATGTGATAGGCAACGGCTGGGATTTGATGATTGCGCACCCGCCATGCACACACCTTTCCGTGAGTGGGGCCCGGTGGTTCAAGGATAAGGCAAAGGAGCAGGCGGAGGCTTTGGTTTTCGTCCAGACGCTGATGGACGCACCGATCCCAAGGATTGCGATTGAAAACCCGATCAGCGTGATTTCATCGCGCATACGCAAGCCGGACCAGATCATCCAGCCGTGGCAGTTCGGGAACGGGGAAACGAAAGCGACCTGCCTTTGGTTGAAATGGCTGCCGAAACTGATGCCCACGAATGTGGTTGAAGGGCGCGAGGCGAGAGTGCATCGGATGCCACCTAGCCCGAATAGGTGGAAGGAAAGGAGCCGGACGTTTGAGGGCGTGGCCGCAGCAATGGCCGCACAGTGGGGCGTGACCCATAACGCACTAGCTCAGGCGCCGGACGATTGCGGCCGGTCGCCTGGAGCGATTGGTTCGGCGGCTGGTGGATCGGAGAAGGGATAGGAGATGGATATGGCATTGGCAGACAAGCAACTACCGCCAGGAGTGACGCGGCAGGACGAGTGCTTCTGGACTCAGGACACAGACGGGCCTTGGTACGGCTCATGCGGCGCCGTATGGGAATTCATCGACGGTGGTCCAAAGGACAACGATGCGTATTTTTGCCCTCTCTGCGGCGGCGTACTTCTGACTGAACCGTTCCTTGATGATGAGACGCAAAACGAACGCATGATGGGGCCGAACGCCCAGGTAACAGGCTCTGCGCCTACGAACGAAGAACGAAGGCTCGATGCCCTTCGCTGCGCGCCGATCGCAATGGTCGACACCAGAGACGCCCTGTGCTTATGCGCGCCAACTGAAGAGGCATTTCCAGCGCTGTACGCACTGCAAGGCAAATTCGTTGCTTTGGTGGAAGTCAGCAAGTTTTCGCCCAACCTGAGCGTTATGCTCAACAACAAGGAACTGCCATGAAAGAACAACCGACAATCGCTTCCATTACCCGCCAGCAACTTGTTCGGGCGATTTCTCAACTTATCTGCGCCCCCAAAGCCGCCGTCGAAGACGTGCTCACCGGACTATCCGTTGTCGTGGCCAATGAGCTGTGCGCCGGGCGCCAAGTCCGTTTGCCTGGAATCGGCCGGCTGGTCCCCAGGCGCCGCAGAGAGTGCGTGATGAGTCACCCGAGGACGGGCGAGCCGCTGCACGTACCGGCCAGGACCGTCATCGTCCTGCGCCCGCAGCCCAAACTTCTCGACTCGCTTGAATTCTCCGACCGGACTTTCGACTGAATAGTCCGATGGCCGTTAAACCTGTCATCACGACCGCCACTCTCCCGCCGTTGCGACGATTGAAGTTGATCGAGTACGGTTTCTTTGTTCGCTGCGCATTGCTAAGCCGTTATGCTGATACCGTTAATTTCGTTTGAGCAGATAGACCTTTATTCGGCCAATGAATGCCTGGTTGCCTGGAAGCATAAAATGGGGCCGCTTCAACGTGGAAACCAATCTGGCCTGCATTACGCGCTGATGCACGAAGGCAGGATTGTTGCCGTGGCGATGACATCAACGTTGATTCGCGAGTGCGTCGGCGGCGGCCTAAAACACCTGACTCGTGAAAATTGCTGCGAGCTTTCAAGGCTGTGTGCCGAGCGTGCAGGGCTGTGCCGTGTCGCTCTTCGATTGTGGCGCGAGTTTGTTTTTCCAGTGACACGCTACGAATTCGCCATCAGCTACCAAGATGCGGACATTCACAACGGAAACACCTACCGCTTTGACGGATGGCAAAGGCAGGCGTTTTCTTCTAGCGGGACAGATAGCAGAAGCGGTAGGAAAGGACGCAACAAGTGGATATGGGTATGGTCGCGGCAATGAGCACTCGATCATGGATAATTGAAATATGAAAGTGCGATGCGAACTTGATATTGCCAACGACCAAACGCACCCTACGACCAAGGTTGTGTTTGAAGGAGACCCAATGGTTAAAAGTGAGTTCGTGCATCTTGTCATCGGTGATTCGACCTACGAGATACGCCCGTCAGATGTTGAGGCGGCGCTTCAACGAGTACGAAGCGATGCCTAACGCAAAATTTGATGACGACGGCGAGGATTATTGCGTTGGTCGCGCATCGAACGACGGGTTAGGGGTGATTTGATGACATGCACAATATTAAGCTGGCGCGGTTTTAATGGGATTGTATGCACGACGCCAGGATTTAATCCAGGCGATCTGCCGCCCGATGGATATATGGCCTGGAACGAATGGGCCGAGGTACAGCGGAAAGCAAACATCAAGCAAGTGCAGTGTGGGAAATGCGGACTCTGGAGAACACCGCAGGAACTGAGCGGCCAGACGATGCAATGGACGGTGCAGAGTAGCAAGGGGCCGGTTGAACAGACTGCTCCGATATGCATCAAGTGTGCAGCACCTAACGCATAAAATCACAGGAGAATTACACATGGACGGTGAATACAAAAGCGAGTTGAGCGAGGCTATTTGCGATGGCTTCCGAGTGCTGGCGAATGCGGTAACGACACGTAGAGCATCTGCCAGAACGGATGCCACGGGTATGCGGGTTGAGTCGCTGACAGAATCTGTAATGGGGGTGACGGCAGGGTTGATGCATATTGCCGCTGCAATCACCGATCTGGCCGACGCTGTGCGCGAACGTGACGCCTAACCGGCTGATGCCGGCGCAACAGGAGGAACGATGAACAACCCAATGCAACCCTCCGGCAGCAGTCCGGTTGAGCCTACCGTTAGGCAGCAAACGCACGACTACACCAAGCGCACCTGGGGCCACGACTACAGCACAACCGATGTGATTGACGGCGGGATGCGCCTGCGCCTAGCCGGCTGGGGCCTCGGCATCAATGCCGGCGACTATCTGATCTTGCCGAACGGAAGCGGAACGACGCGATACCAAGTGGATCGAGTCAATTACTGCATGGACCCGAGCGATATGTGGTTCGCCGATGCTGTGTTCGCGCCGCGCCAGTCGGATTCTGCTGCCTAACGTGAAATAGACGCCCCATTTGACGCAAGACTTCGCGTCATGCAATCGCCACAAGCATGACGCAAACTACCGCTAGCACCATAGCCACAGCGGCCCACAGGCGCATTCTGCGGGCGAGCGCAACCTCTCGCCTCATCGCATCGAGATGAGCCCTGCAGCGCGCGTCACGCGCCTGCTGCTTGACTTCGATTGCACCTATTCGGCGGTCGACGTCTGGGTCCATTTCAGCGCTGTACGAGCGGGTTGTACATCGCCGTCGAAATGTCGCGCATGAGGGTCTCAACTATGGCGTCGCGCTCCCCTGCTTGTCGTGACTTGGTAGCTACATTCTGCAGCGCTCCGTAGGACCGCAAGAGCAGCTTGCGCAGCAGCATGATTTCGGCTTTCTGCGCCTCCTGCGCCGCCACCTCGAACAGCTTGCTGTATGGCAGAGGCTCGTCCGGAGAAATCCGGCTGCGCGGTGCGTCGCTCACGGCGACTTCCTCTCGCCAGTCTTCTGGAAGTTGGAGTCCACAAGCCAGTCGTCTGGCGACCGACGATCTGTAGATCTCCGGTCCTTCGTCGGGCAGACCGCAACGTTCTCAAGCTGCCCCTCGATCTTGGAAATCCGCTCTCCGGCCTTGCGGGCGACGACTTGCACGGCATCACGGATTTCCTTGATGTCCCGCTGCATGTCCTTCTGTCGTGAAAGCCCTTCGGCGAACGCCCCGATAGCCAACAGACAAAATAGCGTGAAAACGACGACTGTTCCCCACGGAATGTCATTGATCATTACCGGCGCCCTCCTTTCACTGCTTCCCTGTCAAGCCTGGATTCGATGCGCGCAAGCTCTCTCTGTATCATCGCTTCTAATTTCAACTCCATTCGTTGCGCGTCTGATGACCGGAATCGCTCATTGGTTGCCGTCACGTTGCCGGCCTCGATCGCATCGAGTCGCTTCATGACCATTTCCTGCCGAGCCAGCGCAGCAGGTATCTGGTCAATGACCGCCCCTCTCTGTGATGCCAGCGCCGCAAGCTCAGTGACCTTCGAGTTCAAGGCCACAAGGCTCGATCCAGACGCAATCAATCCAGCGGTCAGCACCCCGGTGAAGACGGTCGACCACTGGACTTGACCTGTCTCAGAATCCCGCAAAACTCCAACAGCCGCCATCGTCCAAACTCCTTTCAACACCTGCGGCAGCTTATGTGCCAGTGCGTAAACATCCACGTCCATAATCATGAGCACCTTTCCACGGCGCCAGCCTGCCGATGATCGTCGGTCATAGCATCCTCTCCGCTTGCCTGTTGAACCCGCGCATCACAGCCGCCATGCGCTCGTTGATCTCACGCGCCCGGCCGGCCGCATCGGGTTCGCCCCGGCTCACGATGCTGCGACGAATCCCGCGCAGTTCGCGAACTTGACGCTCGGCGGCATTCCCGAGTGCGGCAAGCTCAAGAGCGTGCGGGTTTTCCTTGAGGAAGTCAGCGATCCCACCGCCGCCCTTCAGGCGCCCCTTGATCTCGCTTTCCGCGGCGTTCGCCTGCCTGATGTTCTCATAGAACGCTTCGCTCTGCCCGGATGCGCCGCTGGTGCTCCCGTACAGCCGGCCGATCAGCGGCATCCTGTACGGCGGCAGCTCCTCGCCGGTGAATGGCGCCGCCGCCGTGGCAGCCACCTTGCCCGCCTCGCGCCCGACGCCTCCCGTCAACTGCCCGATCACGTAGTCAATCTGATCGGGCGTCGGAGACCACCCGCCAGGCGTGTACTCGGTGCCGCCGGTTATGGCGTTGATCGCCTCCGCAAAGCTCTTCGCCAAGGGAGTCGCCGAATCTTTCGCGCGCTGCGCCCCGGGTTTCTGGTCGAGGCTGTTGAAGTTCTCGATGTAGATCGGCTTCCCGGTCCAGTCCTTGTTCTGCATCAGCGCCGCCACCGGGTCGAGCACCGTTGGCGTGACAATCTGAGCGATCGGAGCCGATCCGCCCAGGGGGTTAAAGGCGTCAGCGAGAATGGTGAAGAGGCTCGCCATTTGCTTACCGGCCGTCTTGCTCTTGTAGAAGGCCATCTCGACCGCCAGGCGCCCGATGTTCGGCAGGAAATGGAAGCCGAGCGGCATCGGGACGGTGACGTACTTGTCTCTGCCGGTCGGAATGATCAGCGAACGCTCCTTGACGAACTCAGGGATCTTGCTCCACTCGTCGTCGTCCCCGCCGCCCATCATGGCGATTCCAAGCATGGCGCTCAAAGCCCCCAGTGCGACGCCGCCCGCCATGATCTTCTGCCCCGCTGGCCCGGCCAGCGTCTGCGCCATGCGCGTCGTGCCCTGGATCGACGCGTTCAGGAAAGCGTACAAAGCGCCCAGCTCGCGCGTCTGCCGGCCCTTGCGATTGAAGTTCACGGTCAGGTTCTTCGCGAGGCTCGCCGCCCGTTCCTTGCTCATGCCCTGATCGAGCGCCGCCTTGTAGGCCGCAAGCCGGGTCGCGTTCTCCATTGCCTCGTTGTAGTCAGAGAGCCAGTCGAGAACGGCATGGGCCGCCTTGCTGGCCTGTCCTCGATCCAGCGCCTTGAGTTCTTCCAGCAGCGTCTTGGCGCGGTCCTCTGCGTGCAGGTACAGGTCGCGGTACCCCGTTGTGCCGCCGGCCGCGTTGAACTCTTCCAAGATTGCCGCCCAGGGCCCGGATGTCGGCATGCGCCCCTTGTTCTTCAGCACGCTACCCAGAATGCTCATCTGGTCCTTGAAAATCTGCCCCTGCTTGCCGGCGAGTTCCGTCGTACTCAGGTTCAGCGCTGCACCCTGGATGTCGCGCATTAGGTTGATGATGCCGAAGATCGGGTTGTACTGCGTGTTGATCGCCGAGAAGTAGCGAGTGGCCTTGCCGACGACCGGAATCAGGTAGTGCAGATCGTCGACGTCGAGGTTCTTCAGCGCCTGCGCCATGCGCAGAGCCTGCGGGTTGTGCTCGTTCATCGTGATCGCCACGTCCTTGCCTGCAATCCGCAGCGTCACGACGTTCGGACGGCTCTTGTACAACGGGTCCGGAATAGACTTCACGAAGCCGGTCGCCTTGTCGATCGTGTCGAGCATCGGCACGGAGCCGACCTTCCACACGTCGGGAAGCGGGTTCTGGCGCGCCATGAGGTACAGCTTGAGCATCACGCGGTTCTTCTCGCCTCGCGTCAGCGCCGCCTCGCGCTGCATGGCGATGTGCCCGAGGATGTGCGTCACCTTCTGGGTGCTGCCGGTGCGTCGCTTGGCGGCATCGCCCTTGACGCTGAAGCCCTGCCCAATGGGATGGTTTGCGCTGTCCGGGTGCGCCTCGTCCCGGTGCAGTGGCACGTAGAACTGGTACGTCCGGCGCCACGCATTGAGGCTCTCCTTGCTCATCAGTCCGTAGTCGTCGAGGTGCTGCAGCGTGCTGGCGTTGATGTCATCCACCCGGGTAGCGAGCGCATCGAGATCCGCGCGCCGCTGCGGAGACAGGCCGGCCATGATCGCAGCCGACGCCTGGTTCGTCATGCCGGACAGTGACCGGCGTTCCTCCTCGGTGCCGCTGAACGCCTGCGCGCCATTCCACTTCGCCAGATCTCCTCGCGCGTCGTTCAGCGCCTGTTCTATCGCCTTCGTCGCCAGGCCGCGAGCCTGGGCGGTCTGAAGGTTCAGCTCGAGTCGGCGCACAACCGCCGCAGCCTTTGTCTGGCCGGCGTCAATCTCCGCCTGGTTCGGGTTGCGCTTCGCCATTTCGGCGTTCGCTTCCGGGGCATGGCGAGCATGGAGGAAGGACTCCAGTTCCTGCATGCCGACGCCGCGGGCCTTCATGTCGGTCAGGAGCGGCCTCAGCTCGTCCTTCAGGAAGTTCTGCGTCCGATGCGCTAGCCGCTTGTGATAAAGCTCTTCGCCGAGGTAGGCGTCGTTCATGTCCGTGATCGCGCCTCCGATTTCCTTGATGTGGTCACGGATGCGCCGCAGGTCGATGAACTTGTCCTGCATTTCGTATATCACTTTGTCCAGACGCTCAGGCGTCAGCAGGCTGGCGGCCTTCTTCTTGGCGGCTTGGTAGAGATTGCCCGGAGCGATAGGGGACTGCTGCCAGTTACCGGCTGCGCTGAATCGGATATTGTCGGTGCGGTCAAAACCTTCTTGCTCGCCCATTTCGCCGAAGTACAGCGCGCCGTCCTCGCGGTAGAACGAAGGCATTGGCTCGCTTGCACCGCTGATTCCGCTGTACTGCACGGAAACCGGCTTATCCTTCGGGTTGGCGTAGCCCTTGCGCTGCGCCTGGAACGTCAGCCCGTGTTCTCTGGCATAACGACGGAAAGACTCGGGAATCCTGGCGCCCTTCGGGCCGCTTGCAATGGCTCGACCGTCTTCGGTAATGAAGAGGAAGATGCCTTCTCGTGGCCGTTCGAGACCAGCCGCAAAATAACGTAGCGCGCGCAGGCGGGTCCGGTCGATAGTTTGCGCGGCGGGGGGCTTGGCGGGTAGTTCATTGTCTCCAGTGTAGTCTAGATCTCCGCCCTGCGCTGCGCTGTAGCGGATGTCTGGGTCTTCGGAGAATGCTCCTGTGTTGTCGGTTGCTGACTTAATTTGCCTAGCGCCGAACACCACCCATGTAACATCATCTTCAGAGAAGTTTCCGACGGGGAATTCTACCCCGTCTTTCAAGACCCTCTGAGCATGTTCTACTATGCTGACATTATCTTCGAATTCTATGCCATCTAATTCAACTGTGCCATTTCCTGGCCACCCCGAAAAATCTGCAATGAACGGATCTTCTGATTTCAGGTACGCGAAATGTATTGCTGGAGAGTCTCCCTTGGCATATCCAGCCGCGGTCTGTAGCCTAGTGGTAAACCATACCCCAGGATCGCGTCTTCCTGGTTCAAATTCTGTGATCTCATGATCGCTTCCGTGATACACCACCATCGGTTCTCCGGTATCAGGATCAACCACCTTCGACGCATTGGCCGGGTCGTTTTCCCAATCGCCAAACCACGCCTTGAACGCCGGGGTGCGAACCTGAACCCATTGCCGGTAATTGAGCTTCGTCGTGCCCGATGCCTTCGCCGTGTCGTAGGCCGCACGCCCGCCTATCTCGCGCTCGGTGGCGGAGAATTGGTCTTCGGTGTCGAGGTTGAAGCGCACAGCATCATCCGCCGCCCGTATCGCTGCATTCTCGCTCATCAGCGCAACGCCCTCGCGGAGAACCCGATCAAGCGCCGTGTCGGCGGACTTCGTTTTGAAGCCGACGATCCGCGCTACGATCCGAACGAACCATTCCCACGCATTCTTCAGCGTCGATCCAGCAGGCGCGGGAACGCCTTGCAGAGCCTCCCTGAACTTCGGGTTGCTGAACGCTTCGGCGACGAACTCGTCGACGTTGGTCATGCCGTACATGCCTTCGAGCTTGCCGGACTTCGCAACGTGATTGAACAGCGATTTCATGCGTGCCGCCGACATGCCGCCAGCTTCGATCGCCTTCAGTGTTGCGGCGTGCGTCAGTTCGTGCAGCACGTGCCTTTCGGCGTCGCGAGGCGTGAACAGCGCAACCTTGTCGGCCCTCGGGCTGTACGCGGCGGCGTAGCGCTGCGCGTAGGACCGATTGCCCACCTGCCACCCGGCTTGCGAATCCACCGTGATGGTGGTTTGTAGGCCGGCTTTCTGCAGCGCGGTCGCGAGTACGCGATTGAACGGGCGGCGGCTTGCTTTCGACAGGAAGGCCAGGATCTCGGAGGTGGGCTTGCCGTCTTGAGCCATCTCGTAGACGGCACGGTCTGTAGGGGGTGCGCCTACCGCCGCTCCAGACTGTTGCCCGGCAAGACTGAACACCACCGAACCCGGATTGATGTCAGGCTCTTTGCCTGCTTCAACCTGCGACACCGGGTTCATTCCGCTGCCATAGGCGATAATATCCAGCAGCCTGACATCGACGTTCGACAGCGCTGTCTTCAGGTTGCTTTTCTGCATTTCCGACAACTTGCCACCGGGATCTGCGACAACGGCGCCCCTGGCGTTCGCCTTGCTGACCGCGCGGAACAGATTCATGAGGCGGCCATGAACGCGCATCTCGCCCATTTCTTCGCCGCTGAACGGAACGAACGACGAGACCCCGTTTTGCGAGTCCAGGAATACCACGCCTGCGCTGTCGCCTGCGATCTGCGGGATGATTCTAAAGGCTGCTGCCGGGCCGTTGATCGTTTCCACGTCGTCGCGCGGATCGACAAGCTCCCGATCAACCACGGGCACCTTGACCGAAGATCCGTTCGTGACGCGCACTTCTCCGGAGCCGACGATTGTGTGATCGTACTTCACGACGCCGGCACGACTTCTTGCGCCGGCCATAGCGAACAGCCCGCGGTACTCAATGCCGGAACCGTCCAGGGCAGTCTCCAGGATACGATCTAAGTCCCTGTCAGCACTCGATAGGGTGGCCAGACCAGACTGATGATTGTGTGCCGTCCAGAGACTATTTGCGCCTTCGATGCGCGATAGTTCGCCAATCAGCGTACTCGGTGGCACCGAGGTAGAGCCGACATCGCCCTTGAACCCGCCGATGATCGCCAGAGGCTTCCCGTTCTTGTCAGTGACGATCGCGTCGTAGTGCTCAACGGCCCACTTGTGAAGGTACGCGAATGCCTTTGCCGCGTCCTCGGTGGTACGAATGCGCTCGACAGGAAGATCGCGCTCGCCTACCGTGACGAGTTGCGTCGAAACGTAGTAGATCCCGGGGGTGTCTGGGGCTTGTCGGACGGCCAGTACTCTGGCAGCGGGTCCGGTCGCAGCACGTGCGGGGCTTGTGGTGAGCGACTTTCTCCCTGGTAGATGTGATCTTCCGGCATTGGATAAAGCGTGCTCGGTTCCGGCGAAGAGGTCACTGGTAACGCCACGGAAAACATCCTTGGTGATCGAATCTGGTTCATTGACAGTATAGACCCCGCGTTCCTGTTCAACCACATTCGGCGGTCTGACGACATGCGCCATGCGGATGAAAAACCCGCCGTCCTTGGCCCACATGTGCGGGTCAATCGATGTGGCCTGATCCTTCGTCAGTCTCTTGGCGATGACTCCGAAGATGGTCTTTCCAGCCTTCGTGACATGCTTAACGCGGGGAGCGTCCGTCATGAGCTTCCGCGGGCCGCCTGGTTTCTCTGGCTCCTGTATCGTTTCGACGGTAGCCGGCGCACCGGATGGCTGCACGATGCCTGAATCGTCCGTCTTTCCGGCGTTGGCGGCCTTTGCGGCGTTGAAATCTGCCTCCTGCTTTTGTGCTCGCGCCTTTTCTTCCGGCAGCGCCCTGCCAGCGACATCCATGTTTTCGATTCGATCGAACAACTCTTTGATGCTGTCGGCGTCGATATCGCGCGATGATTGTGCCGCGAGCCCTCTCAGACGCGACGGTTCGGAGATCTTGTCGACGACCACCACCCGGGTCTTGACGGCGGTGCCGGCGCGCTCGAACGTCACCGCAGGAAGACTGATAGATGCCCGCAGGTATGCATCTGGGGCGCTCTTCACCGTGGCTGTGCGTGCTCCTGTTGGTTGCACTGATCTGACCTGATCCGGGAGATATCCAGTCGCCAGCGCACTTCCTTCGCGATGCACGAACAGCTTGCCTTCGCGGAAACCAGTTACTTTCCCAGTGGCCGTGCTGGTGCCAATCCCACCGCCGGCAATGCCAGCCCCTCCGCTTGTCTCGACGGTGGCCGTGTCGCCAAGGAACACCGCGCCGAATGTGCCCAAGTTGCTTGTGACGGGTTTGGCCTTGACCTGCTTGTCTCCGTACAGCCAGTCGTCAAAGCGCTTGTTGGCGGCCGGCCCTTCGGGGATCAGGGCAACGATGCGCCCGCCGTCCGTCAGGTGTCTGAAGGCTTTGTCGAGATGCTCGATTGCCGTCTTTCCGCCAACACCGAACGGCGGGTTCATCACGATCGCGTCGTACTTGTTGATCGTGTCGTGGTTCTCAAAGCGCTCGTTGATGAGCTTGGCGTCTGTCGCCAGGGCCAAGCGCGAAGCGAGTTCAAGCGACGGCTCGATGGCCGTCCGATCGTTCTTGTCCGGGAACCAGCGCGCGATGGCTCCATGTCCAGCCGAGGGCTCCAGAACGCGGTCGCCAGGCAGTACGCCGGCCCACTCCACCATTTTGAGCCCCAGCGGTTCGGGCGTGGCGTAGTAGTCCTCGCCCTCTGCGGCCTTGGTCCTGGAGGTCTTCTTCTGCTGCGCGAAGTAGAGTGATCGCGCGCGGTCCCATTCGGTGATCGCGCTCACCAGATCTCGGTCGCCGGCCTTTCCGCCCTTGCCGTCCGCTTCGCCTGGCTCGTAATCTGGGTCGCTGTTCTCGAACGCCTGGATGAACGCCTCGCGCAGCCCGCGAGCCTGCTCGCCCATCGCCAGGTTCTCCGCCGCGCCGGCACGGCGAGCGATTTTCGACCCGAACGCATAACGCTCCCAGTTCGTTCCCGTATTGAAATACTGGAAGTTGGCGTCCGACTTCTGGCCCACCCGGTAGATGCGACCCTCTTGCTGAATGGCCTCGATCGGCGCCACCGGCAGGCCAAGGTTGATCACGACCCGTCCGTGCTTGCCTGTCGTGTCGTGCCCGGACCAGCCCGCATTGGCCGTCTTCTGCACCAGCAACAAGTTTGCTTCTGGCTTGGCATCGTCGTTGAAATCGCGAATCGACTGGATTCGCGTCTTCTTGTACTGACTCATGCCGTTGTAGACGCCGGCGCCCGGGAAAGCCTGGAGCAGTGTCGTCAGTGGCGACCCGTACCGTCTGAAGTCGATCTCTTGCAGATCCGGGCGAGCGGCCATGAATTCCCTGATCAACTGCGAGAGCGGGATCTTCTCGGTCTTGATCTGTCCGTATGCGACATTCCCCTGCCCACGAACAGGAACGTCGACGCCATGCTCCTTGATGTCGTAACCGGGCGACCTTTCGCCGGCCTCGACTTGCGCCAGTTGCTCGCTGAGGTTGAAGACGTTGATACCTCCGCCGCTGTTGAAGTCGTAGAACACGACGACCTTGCGCCCGAGGGCATGATGCCTCTTGATGTACGGGATGGCCGCGCGTGCCTTGATGGCTTCCAGCAGCCGGGAGCGCGTCAGGTAGTCGAACTTCTCGTTGATGGCGTGATACAGGCCCCAGTACCGCCCGTTGTCCGTCTCGCGCAGCCACCGCAGTCCGTCGTCAATGGTTTGGCCGACACCGCCTTGGATAAGGATGAACTTCCGCTGGTAGTCATGATCAACGTCGAGCATGCGCGCCGACAGCACCCCCTCTTTGCGCAGCCAGGTGTTGAACTGGCGCTGCATCAGGTCGCTATCCACTTCGGCAGGCGGCTGGGTCAGCTTCCCGTAGCGCATGCGCCAGCCGAAATGCTGCATCATGAACTTCTGGTACCCACTCGGCGCGTTGTATCCGCGCCCAGTCACCTTGGGGAAGTCGTACAGGAAGCCCTCGCCCCATTGGACGCTCGGCTCGTAGGCAAACGGGGTCGCCGACAAGAACATCACGCGCGGGCGCTTCTCGCCCTGTCGCGCTATTACGTCGACTTTGGTGCGCTCCAGAATGGCGTACCACTCCTTGACATCCGCGTCGAGATCCTTTTTCAGCGCGGATACTTTCCTCTGTGCCGCATCGAGCACTTGTTCCATTGTGTCGAGATTGGAAACGCTCTTCGTGATCGAGTCAATTTCCTTTCTCGTGCGCGCGATGCGATCGACGAGAGTCCGGTTCTGCATCTCGGCGCGCTGCAGCACGCCGTCCGGGTGAAGACTCACCGCACGCAGAGCGCCCAAAGCCTTCGTTGGTTCAGCGTCCTTTCCGAGCATGAGGAGGTGCGCCTCATCGATCGCCACAAAGTCGTAATCGCGCTTCGCGATTTCGTCGTTCTGTCCGAAGTTGGCGTAGGTCGTGATGGCGATCCCTGATCCGGCATCCTTGGTATCGGTCAGAGGATTGACCTGCAGGCCGAGCGCCGGCGCGCTCTTCACCCACTCGTTCATCACCGCCTCGTTCGGCACGACGACGATGCCGTTGCCCTTGCCCTGCTTGGCAAAGCGCTTGATGGCTCCGAGAGCCAAAAAGGTCTTGCCGGTCCCCGTGCCGTTGGTAAACAGCACGCCATAGCCGTCTGGGGTGGTCCAGCGCTTCTCGGCAAAGAGCACGTCCTCGCGCTGGCCTTCGGTGAGAAACGGCAGCGTGGCGTCGATGTTCGCCTTGTCACCGACGATGACCTTGATGGTCTCGGCGTCTCGCTGCTGCTGGATCTTGTCCTTCTTCAGATCCTGCGGATTGGTTTCTTCGATCGCTTCGCGCCCGGCCTTCACGTCGCCGATGTAGCGCACAACGTAGGGCTTCATGGCCGCGATGGTGTCTTTGTCCATCCCAAACTGATCGCGCATCGCGGCAATCAGAGCGCGCATCATCTCTACGATGTCGGCGCCGGCCTGTCGGACGTGGGCTAGGCCCGCCTGAAAGTACGGCTTGGCCGCGGCGTAGGTGTCCTCGTCGAATGACGGGCCGCTGCCCAGGGTGCCGGGGCGCGGCTTGAACAACGCATTCAGGCCCTTTGCGACTTCGGACAGAGCCATGCCGGCATTCTTGGCGGCGCTCTTCCCTGCCTCGGAAGCAGATCGCGGCCCTACACTCCCGCCAGCAGGTCCGCCAGCTGCCGCAGGGCTTTCCCCTCCAGAAGCGGCCACTCCGCCCGGGCGTACACCAGAGCTTCCTTGACGCTGGTTATCTCCGGCAGGCTGCTTCTCAACTCCTGCCGGCCGCTTCGTGCCAGGTACCGGCTGATCGCCTCGTTTTCCACCAGAAGCGGTCCCAGCTCCTGATACGCCAGGGCCGCCAGGCCGTCCACGTCTGCTGTTTGCGTCAGGAACTCGTACTCCGTCTCCAGGTGTCGCGCTTTCTCGTCCTCGCTCATTTGAAACAGCGCCCTCATCGCCTTGCTGCGCATCGGCCGCTTTGCGATCTCGTTGAGAATTTCGGACGGAACCCGGTTCATTGCTTTTCTCCTTGGGTTTGGAAAACGCGGCATCAAGCTCGGCGTCGAACAAGGCGCCGAGGTCGTCACTCTCTGGGTTGGCCCCGGGCGGCAACGCACCAGCATTGCTTGTGGGTTCGCGCGACGGCGCCTCGGCATCCGGCGACCCACCGAACATGTCGCCCTGCCCGGTCAAATTCGCCATCGCATCGCCGCCCAGCTCGAACGTCTGTGCGGCAGCATCGGACCGGCGCCTGATCTCCGCGAGGTCTTCCGCCTGCCGCCGGGCTTTCTCGGCATCCTGCCTGGCTTTGGCTTCCTTGTCGGCAGCCGCAACGTCGCCGGGGCGGAACATCTCGAGCACGGACGAATCAATAAGCGGAGCATCCTGGCGGGCCAGTTCTGCCGGAGACATCCCCAGCCCCTGCGCCTGGCTCTTGGTCGCCATGCCGGGCGCGTTCGCGGCATCGGAGTAGACGCGGACCAAGATCGGGTTTGGAGTGGCCCGCAGCGCGTCGAGAGAAATCCCGACGTTCGCCAGATCGTTCGCAAGCTCAGCCTGGTACGTGCCAGCGCTTCCGATCTCGTATGCGGCGCGCAAGCCCGCCGTTCTGCCGTTGTTCAGCGCCTTGATGGCGCCGGCAGGGGGCGCTGCAAACGCAGGATTTGCCCGGCCATCGGCAAAGTTCGACGGCTCGACCTGGCTCGCGCTCACTATCGCATACCGGAACGGCACGCGCTGTCCGTCCGACATCACCGCTACGTCGCCATTTCCGAAGTTCGTTGCCGGGATGCGCGAATGATCGTCGTTTACGGCGAACACCATAGGAGCGCCGGAATCCGGCGTGCGGCTTGGACCGAGGCGCATGTAGTCCGGGTTGCGGGCGATCTGTCCCATCTGGATGACCGATGCTGCCCGAGATCGGTCCCGGTTCTGCATGTTGACGTCCTGGCCGACCTGTGTCGGCGCCGGTTGCGCGTCGGTATTGCTTACTGCCCCGGCGGCGTTGGAAGTCGTGGCGGGTTGCGCTTGTTGTCCCGCTACTGCCGGCTTGGTGATTTCGGTTTCGTTGCCACGTGGAAGGGCTCCTTGTTGCTGTTGAGAAGCGGGCGATCCTGCGGGCCCTGCTTGGTCTCGGGGGATACCTTGGGGGATACCCCGCTGTTGAGAAACGGGGACGCCCGCCGGCTCTGCCTGATTGGTGGGGAGAGAGGGTGCGGCAGTTGGTGCCGAGGCGGAGAGATTCCCCGGTGCGGCGGGCGTGTTCTGTTGCGGTGGCGCGGCCACCGGCGACTGGTCGGATTCCATCTCTGCTGCTGCGGCCTGCACCAAGTCGCGCGCTGAGGCGTCGGATCGCGCCGCTGCGGCTCCTGCGCCACGGCCGTCTGCGGCAGGCTGCGCGTTCGCCGCGGGAATCTGAGAATTTCCAGCGGGAATCACCGCGGCAATTCCGCCATTTGGCGAAACAGTAGCGGAACCGACTTCCACAGCCTTCTGCAGCGGCCCTTTCGCCAGATGCGAAGCGCCTCCAGTCACGCCGCCCATGAGGCCGCCAATCGCGCCGCCAGACAGCGCGTCTGCGACGACCCCTTGCGACACCGACTGATTCGGGTCTAAGTAGTCGCGGGTCGCCAGGTTCTGGATAGCGCGCTCGCCACCGGACTGCGGGATTTCCTGCCCTGCTTCCTTCGCCGCGTCGCGGGCAATAGCTCCGGAGATGCCGCCCTTTGCGCCCGCCGTCATTCGCTGGAATGCGCTCCCAAGCGCACCGCCGCCAGTCAGCGCACCAATGCCGCCCGTGGCCAGCGTCGTGCGAGCCATGATGTCCGCCGCGCCCTGCTCCGCGATCTGCCGCCTTGCCGCCGCTGGCCCGATCTGCGCCTTCAATTGAGCGTATCTGGGCATCTTGTCCAGTTCCTGCTCCGGCCGCTGCTCGATATCCGATTTCCATTGCGCCGCATTCGATGCGCCGGCGACGGCGCCTTCTGCAGCACCGAAGCCGAGCGCAGCCGGAGCACGCGCTGCCACGTTTCCGGCGAAGTTCGTCGCCCATCCGCCAACAGGCGCGGCCGTGCCAGCGGCCAACGGCGCAAGCGCGCCGCCGATTCCGCGCGATGCGGCCATTCCGGCGGCCCCGCGCAGGCCAGCGGCAGCGATGCCGCCGGGGAGAGCGGCGGCCAACATTGACGGCGCCGACTGCGCGGCGCCCATTGCGAGCGCCTGCCCCCAATTGTCGCCAAGGCGCGGGAGGGCTGAATTCGGGTCGTCCTCGAATACCTGCGCCTTCGCTGCGCGCTGGCCGGCAGGCGTCATGGCGCTCTGCCAGTATTGCTGTGTCGTGTCTCCGATACCACGGATAGACGCGCCAACCCGATCGGCTCCGGCCGCCTCGGCGAGATACCCGACGCCAGACACCAGGCCGCCAACTCCTGACGCAACGCCCTTCAGGTAGTCAGTCGCGGCAGGCTTCCCGACACCATCATCGAGAAATTTTTCTGCAGAAGGCAAGCCGCCAGCCGCAGGACCATCGAGGAAATCTTCTGCCTTCATTGGAACCCCAGTTTCTTCAGTTCGTTGACAGCCTGCTCTCTGGTGATCTTGCCTGCCAGCATTTGTGACTTGATGGCTTCGGCCGCCTGAGTTTGTGGGGACTGCGCCGGCACGCCGGCCCCGAGCACCCGTGTCTCGCCCTTGCTATTGTACAGAATGACCTGATCGGGCTCTTTGCCGTCGATCGTCTGGCGTCCGGCGGCATGCACAGCCTTCCATTCTTCCTTTGACCTTCCCGTCAGCGCGTTGAACTCATCAAGCGCCTTGGCCTGTTCTTCCGGAGTTTTCGCGTTGCGGTAGGTTTCCGCCAGGGCGTCGACGCGCTTCTTCTGCGCGAGGTCCATCGCTGCGGACTGGGCCTGGGCTTGACGAGTCTGCTGGTCAAACGGCGCATTCATCGCCGCATCGGAGATGCTACGAGATGCCGCGAGCGTCGCAAGCGGATTCTGCCCCGATCGGTTCGCCTGCATCTCTGCCAAGCGTATCTTGTTGCGCTCGTTGCGCGAAATGGCGTCCTGGTAGGCGGCGGTGTCCTCCCATCGGCTTGTCGGCGATCCGTCCGCAGCGACGTACTGCGACGGACCTACGCTGACTGTCTTGCCGGCAGCGTTTGACGCCATGCCGTAGCCTGGCGCCATCGTCAACCTCGTCGGGTCGAACCCTGCGCCCATTTGCGTGACGGTCAGGCCGTTGCTCTGGGTTGCGCCGGAATCTGCGTGCATCGCTGGTCGCTGCGCCGGCCGCACGCCCTGTGCGATTCCTTGCTGCGCTGACGCAGCGCTGTTGACGGCGCGCGTTTGCACTGGACTTGGCGCCACGGGAGGAGCGGCCTGTTCGCGGGCCTTGCGCGCCTGAATGTCCTGGTACGAAACCCCTTCTTGCTGAGCCTGGGCTGAGTCTGCAAAAACCTGACCAATGCCTCCTGCTGTCGATTGCAGCGCGCGCATGGACGGGCTGAGGTCATACGCCGGTTTGGCGAACTGGTGGATCTGCGATAGGGCCGGCGCGAGGTTTGTGATTGTCCCGCCTTCCGGGATGTCTCTCGGGTCCGTTCCGCTGGACGACATTCCTCCGCCAACAGATCCTGGTGGCGCGACAACCTTTGCCGCTTTCCACGTTTCCGGAGTCAAAGCGGCAGCAATTCCGCCCGGCGAGATTTTGCCGTAAGGCTCCTGCGCGGTCGGTGGGCGCTTCCCATCGTAGGGATAGGCGCCAGCCTGATACTTCCCGCCGTCCTCAATTCCAGCACTCGGCTTCCGCCCGTCGTTGGTCGCCTGGATGATGCCGTTGATTGCCTGTACAGCAGCGCGATTCGCTGCCGTCTTCGCCGGGAGGATCACGGCATTCTCGCCGTTCGACACATTGATTTCCGCGCCAGCCACCTTGACCGGGATCTTGTCGCCGCGCGGCCCGCCCTTGCCGGCGAACTTGACCATGCCGCCGTCGGCGTAGTTGGCGGCTTCTGCGTTCTTCCACTTGCGATCGCGGATAGCATCTGCAACGCCAGTTATCCCAAGATATGCGCCTTGTGGCGCATAACTCGAAGCAGCAACCGCCGGCTGAACCGGCCTGGGCGCCTGAAACCGTACCTGTTTGTCACGACTTCCTTGCGTCACTGCCGGCGGCATGGCGCGAGGGTAGCTTCCTGGTTCTGGCGTCAGCGGCCGATCGCTGAATGTCGTGCCCTGCTTGAAGACCCTGCCCCCATCTTGAAATCCGCGTTGCCGCCTCTGTCGCCCACGGGGCATGGTCAGCGGGTCGTATGCCGACTGGTCCTCTTGTGCGCCGGCGGGGGAAAGCGGCGCGCCAATACCTCCGCGAGCCGCAACGCGATCGGCGTTCAGGTTGCTGCCGAACTGCGCCTGTTCGAGCGCCAGCTTTTGCCTTTGGCTGAGGCCGCCCGCCGCAGACCCGAGGGCGCCGCCGATGTCGGTCTTGATGCCGTAGTCGTCAAGCCGACCGGCAACGTCAGAAAGCGCGGCGGCCTTCTGCCGGCTGCTCAGGCCGGACATGCCCTGAATTTTGCTGATCTGTTCTTGCCCTTGATCCACCGCCCCGGGAAGAAAGCCGCTTGACGGCGCTCCTGCTCGACGCTGGCCAACAGATTGCGCTGTGGGGGCTCCGAGATAGCCGAGAGATTGGCCTGTGCCCGGTTGCGATGCGTATTGCGCGAGATTCGGCCCAAGGCTGGGAGTAGGTGTCCTTACCGCCGGAACAGACGACAAAAACCCCGCCACCTGGTCATCGAGAACCGGTGGTTGCAACAGCCTTTGCTGTTCATCGTCGCCGATGACTGCGCCGCCGTTCGCATACCCGACCTTCTTCTTGATCTGGGCCAGTTGCTCTTGCAGCGTCTTCGCTTGTCCGCCGTCTTTCATGCACTTGCGCTTCATTTCATGTCCCTCGAATCAAACGGCAGTTACCGTCGGCGCTGCGGTTGTGGTGTCGTTCCCATAGCTGTAGCCGACAGAGTTGCTTGAGCTGCCAGACACAGACGTTCCAGCGTGCAGGCTGTTCAGCGCGCTCGCCGCCTGCTGGCCAAGCGATTGCGCGGCGGATACGGCAGCGGCCACCCGCGTTTTGATCTCGTCCATGACGAACTCACCGTTCTTCGTCCTTGCTTCCTGATCCCATTGACTCGGAATCCTCAGCGCGTCAAGGCGCAGCTTCTCAACGTCGATCCTTGACTGATAGTATCCGTTCGATGCGCTTATGAGCGCCGCCTGTGCGTTGGTCGTTGAGCCGGCAAGCTGGACGGCAGACTGAGGGCCGATGGACAATGATCGGATGTAGTCGGCTGCCGCTGCGAGCGCGGTGCTGTAGAGGCCGACCGCCTTCTCGACTGCGAAGCGCACGTTTGCAACGACAAGTTCTGCTTGTTTGATCGCCACGTCCCTTGACGCGGCCGACAGGCGGTCAGCGGCATCCTTGCGCAATTGCTGCTGCTGGTGCATGAGAACGCCCGGGGGGTAGTCGTACCCTTTCGCGGCCCATGACGTAACCAGCTCATCCTCGATTCTGGCGCCCTCAGCAAGAACTCTGGATCGGTCTCGCTGCCATATCTGATCCTCGACAGCAACCGGGATGCCTGTTCCACCGGCGAGCGAGGACTGAATCCACGCTTCGGCGTTTGCCAGCAAGTTGCCCTCGTCGCCAAAATAGGTGTCCAGGTATCCGGTGAAGAGCGGAACCAGTTGATTGATGACAACAGCCGACGTTTGCTCGACCTCTGCGATTGAGGTTCCGTCAGCGGTGGCCGGGATCTCAACGGGAGGCTCTACGACGACCGGCGTGAAGTCGATAGACGCCGGCGAGATGGTCGGAGAACTTGCCGCCGACTGCGCGTAGTAGAACAGAGCATCCGACGTTGCCGACTTCTGTCTGGCCACCGTCCATGCGTTATCGAAAGCCCACGTAGCGAGCGTATAAGGAGATCCGTCTGTCGGGGGAGGATCTGTGGGGTAAAACACGTCGTCAAACGTGATGTCGCCCAAAAATAGGTCTGCCATTTCAGATTCTCCGCTTGCTGTCTACAACGATCGCCTGCACGTCAGACAGCTCAAAGTCGCACCCATCGTTGTTGAAAAGTTCGAACGTGATGAGGTTTGCGCGCAGCCCGCGACCAATGTCAAACCGCTGGGTCGCGTTGTTCGTGTTTGCTGCTCTCGCCTTGTAAGTGTACTCCACTCCGTCTGCTGTTACCTTGAGATAGAGCTTGTCATCAGACGACGTAACCACGTAGCAGTTTGAAATGTGCTTCTTGTTGGAATCGCCGAACGACTGTGCGCCCAGGCTGATGGACGCCCTGATTGGAAATCCGTCATCGTCTTCGCCGTCGAGCGCATAAATGCCGTCGTATTTCGCGCCAAGGTGTTGCTCGCCAATCTTGGCGAAGCTGTTGAAGGCAAAGTCTTCATACCTCGTGCTCTGCCCTGCTTCGCTGACGACCCATACTGTCGTCGGGTCGTCGAACCTTGAGTTTAGTTCGACGATCTGCAAAATTTCTTCAATAAGCGCCGATGCAACTTGCTCTGTTGAATATTCGCCGGCGACGGACAGCGAAGACAAGAACTCAGCAATGGCGACGCTGGTCGCCTCAACGGCGGTTGCCGCCTGCAGGTCAGAGTTGATCGAAACGATCAGCAGCGACGGCGCAGTGATCCTCTCGACGGAATACAGATTCTCCGTGATATGCCCCTCTGTTCCGCCCTCGAACGATTCGCTATATCCCTCAAGCGGGTGAATCGTGGCGCGCGACTCGCAGTATGGGTAGTCGCTGGACAGGCCGGCGAGCGGTCTGAACTCCGTTTCTGACGTGCTGATTGTGCTGCCGCTGCCCGTTGAGACGCCGATCATCGGCGCAAACAGGCATTCAGAAAACGAGTATTCAGGCTGCAAGAACTCGGATGACGATTCTCCGGTAAGCGGATGAATAACACCACGCGACTCGCTGTAGTCGTAGTCGCCAGACAATCCCTCCAGCGCCCGCATGTCGTTGTTGTAGGCTTCTGCACCATCAGGAACGTCTGCCGCAGTTCCTGTCAGCGGGGAAAGCTCGCCGCGAGATTCGCTGTAGTCGTAGTCTCCGCCAAGGCCAGCAAGCGGGCGCAAGCTCTGTTCCGATCCGCTAATCTCGTACAGGAAAATGGCCGGGTTGTAGATGTAGTCGTCGCCGATGTAAAACGACACATCCATCATTACCGGTCCGTCTGACGCAAGATTGCTGGTGTAGAACGTGGTTCCGTTTTTGTTGTAGCGGATGGTTCCGAATTTGCGCTCGATAGCGAACAGATCATCATCCGTGTAGGAAACAGAGGCAAACGGATTGATTAGCCCAACTTCGACCACTCTTGCGGTTCCGTGGTTGAAGTACAGAGCGTGCTCGAAGTCTGGATACGCCGCCCCTATGTCTCGGTCGTTGAGCCCTACGACGGCGCCCATGCTGTTCTGAGGCACCATCCATTCGTACCGCCCGTTGACCGGCAGAATCGCAAGGCTGACGGCGCCAGAGTTCCAGCCAATGCGCTTGTCAATGATCGTCTGTGAAGCAACGAATTCAACGGCTGGACGTGGCGGGATGTACGGCACCTCTGGATAGCAGGTCACGACCTCCCGAGTCACCTCGCGGAAGGATGGAACGCGCCACCCGTCTTGAACGATGTAGCCCGAGATTCGATAGACCGCGTTTCCGCGCTGCTGGTATTCGCCGGCGGCATTGCCCTCCCCAAGCCCGCCAGGAGGAACGGCGACGGCCTCCCAAACGGCTGCGCTGCCTGGTGGCGGGTTGCCCTGGATCTCTTCGATCGGAACGAATCCGGCCGGGAACTCGTGGTATCCCGCCTCGATCTCCGTTACCGTCTGAGTCACGCAGTACGCCGGCGTCCACGGCTGCCCTGGATACGCAGGCATGCCCGGGCGCGCCGGCGTGTAGTAGACGTTGGAGTTCTTGGTCAGGATGTTGTAGCGAGGCATGTGGCCCTTCCTTTACTCGGCCCACCAAGGCGGCGGCTGGAATCGCGTGCTGGTGCTCCAGGGCGACGTGTCGGTGATCGGCCCAGGAGATTCTGGAGTTCCGACGTTCAGGACCGACTCGAACGATCCTTGGGTAACGATGTCGGCGGGCGCCACGCGCGAGACGAAGCGGAATTCTTCCAGGTCATTCGTCAGCATGAGAACTCTGTTCCCGGCGTCGTCATTTCCAAGGGCCAAGGCGCGGAACTCGTCACCGACTTCGCCGTTTGTCAGTTTGATGACGCTCCACGTCCCGACGGTGAAGACGTTTGGAACCAGCGTCTTTTCTTCGTATGACACCCCGCCGTCAATTGTCAGCCACCGGGAATGCACTTCGTAGAAGTACCGGTCATCCTCAGAGTCATATTTCAGTTCCAGGAGGTCGATTGCCCAAGTTCCTTTTCCGAAAACCTTGACGTTCATCGCCGCTGCCGGGCGCAACGTGACCAGCGTTCCACCAGGCGCATTGAACGTGTGCGCAGCGGATACGGACCCGTCGATATTGACAACGGATGCAGTAAGCGACCATTTCCTGTTCAGCAGCTCATCCACTTCGCCGGCCCAAAATGCGCTCGTCAAGTGCAAGAACGAGGTCGAACTGAGGGCGATCATGTTTGACGAGTAACTCCTCGACGTGGCATTGAGCAAATCTTCAATCGCCGCCGTCTGAAGGTATGAATACCTCGCCTGCGTCCACGACGTTATGTAGAAATCATCCTCTTCGCCAATGTCGTCCTCCTGCATCTCGATTTCCGGGAAGCAGTCGGTCAGCGCCACGCCCGGCGACCACGACTCTCCGCTGTCAACAGACACATGCATGGTCGGCAGGACGTTCGGGCGATGGGGAAGCAGCGCAACAATGGTGCCGGGAGATAGCCAGCACAGCTTGGCATACCCGCAGTCTTCGTAGTCAATTTCTGGAAGCGGTTGCAGAGTGAATTCGAGCCATGCATTGCCGTTCTTCGTAACGACGCGAATCGACGACTTCGACCGAATTACTTCTCGGTCATCGGTGTACGGGTTCCTGTCACAGATGACGAACGATGTGGCGTTGGCGTACAGGTTATAGGTCGCCGCCGACGCCTGCGATGCGACTCCGGCAATTGCAGCGGGGGGTATTGGCGCAACGTTGACAGAGTACGAGAAGCGTTCGACGAATGACCTTCCGGACAGCGACAATTCGGCGTATCCAAGAGAAATGGATAGGTTCTCGTCTTCCCCTTCGTATCCCTTGGCAAGCGTCGTCGTTGCCCTGCCGCGCCCGTTGGTGCCCAGATACGATGTTCTGAACAGATATCCCTCCTCTTGCGCGATCTCGCTTTTGCGCCGGAAGTTTTCCCTGTAGTCCTGGGAGGCCATGACGATCTGCGTTTCTTCTGCTGCCGAACTGAGGGAGAACCACCCGTCTGGAACAAGAACTGTCGGCGCGATCTTGCCGCGAACCTCGCTGAACTGGCCGCGCTTGTGCGCTGAGTACCCTGGGCCATGCGCCTGCAAGTAGTCGGCGCCAACGGTTTGCAAGTGCCGTTCCTTGGCTTCGCCAACAGGGTTGTCTCCGTCCCAAAGTTTCGGTTTCATTCAGGCTTCAACGAGGTTTCGACGGTTTCAATGAATGCGGTGAAGAATTGCGAGTATGTTGGGGAAAGGTGGATCAGGAAGTCGCCAACGATAGGTGGAGCCAGTCCGATCGAACCGTCCTCGTTGAACGTAACGGTCGATGATCCACGGCAACAACCATAAACCTTATCCATTGCAAAGCCATAGCAGTCCTTGACGCCTTGGTCCGCGCTCTCCAATATCCCGGCTCTGTCGTTGTAAAACACGGTTTCGTATTGAGATGTCAAGATTGGAGGGTTTGCTATCGCTGCGTAAGTATGGTTAGGCGGGAAAAGAACGCACCCGAACGAACGTATTGCGAACAGATCAGGAACTGCATTCCCAGATAGAGGTATCCCTGTGTTATCTGTGACAGACGATATATCTCTCGAAACCAAGCGAACCTTCATCCAGGATATTGTTTTTATTGGTCCAGAAATCCACGACTGCTGGATGATAACTGGCGTATAGACAAACATTGGCGACGACGGCATCAGGTTTTGATCTCTTGACGCAGGTATTGGAATGTTGTTCCATGTTCCTGCAAAGTCGCTTGACGTAGCGAGTGGTTCTTCATCTCCGCCTAGCGTTGCGAACAGATCCTGCGGCCAGTGTAGGCCATTAAACCTATAGCATCCGGTAACGTTTAAGCCAGAAAACTCGTAGAAGTCTTCCCCGTAGTTGTACGATCTGAACGTTTTTGAGTTCGGCGCCGCTTTTGCACAGCTAATCAGAACCTCTGCGCCATCCTTGGAGCAAATCAGAGTAACGTTTGAATAGGATGCGTCCGCGATTTCATAAACGACGGTCGTTACAGGATGGTCCTCAAGCACAAGAGTTTTTCTTAGCCTGTAGATATATCCATCTGGAAACGGCAAGTCGTCTTTCGACAGCGTATAAAACCCTCTATCGAATGGCGCGACGTTGTAAATGACCGTTGGATTGTATCCAATAGGCAATTCTTCCCATAACTCCCCGGTGCTCACAAGCCCGTTTATGTCATTAACCGCCCACGTTGCTGGAGTTCCGACAGGATATAAACCTGCGGCTGGATGTGATACTCCATAAAGCTTCTCGTCCCCGGTGTCGAAGAAAAAGTCAATATATGGGTTTCCGGACGGGCGGGGGGATATTATCCCAATAAATCCATTCCTGTTGAGCGCAATATATGAATTGGTTTTTGTTTTGCCGTTTATCTTTTGAGCCGGATACGTGAAGCAAGACCGCACATCCTGCCACTGCGTCTTGACTGTATCTATCAAGGGAGACGCTTCTGAGTGGAAAATCACTTCCGCTTCTGTTATGAATATGGGAGGGTCTTGAAACGATCCGTGAGAAGTGGTTTCAGCCGGCGGCTGGCTATCAAGCCTGCAATATGAACCGAACGTGTTGTGCCTGTTGTTGTCAACGGCGTAAAAAGCGCCATCGTCTGATATGAGGTAGGTGTGAATAACTCCAGTTGGCAGGTCCAGCGTGTAAACGTATTCCAAAGCAGGTGAATATGTGTACGACACGAGTATTATCTTGTCGTAGTTCAGGAATACGCTCGGCATTCTCGCGGCGCAAGTCGTGCTTCCTGGCGGCGTGTTTATGTTTGCGGACCATGTTGCGCCGTTGTCATACGATCTATAGATAGGGTAGAGGTCGTCGTAACCGTCGCTATGGTACAAAACGTTTGGATTCGATGCCACCCTGAACAGCGTTATGTAGTTCACGTGATTCAGGTTAGTAAACGTCGGCTTTGTTGCCGTTGACCACGAATCGCCATAGTCCGTTGATCTGGCCAGATACAGAGGATAGCCGCCAACCGTCGAACTAGTGTATGCTATTAGAACATCTTCTCCAGAAGGAGAAACTGTTAGAGAGAAAACGTCGTATGTGTCGCTCTCTCCAATTTCCCCTATTTCATGGACGATGCTCGAAGACCCAGATATAAGGTCTGTTTTGTACACTGACCAGTAATCCTTGGCGCTTGTTTTGGCTACGCAAAAGAATCCCCTATCAAACGGCGCTGAGAATTGTACTGTCTGGCCAACAGGGATAGATAGGCTGCCAGTAACAGTTCCGCCAGACTCGTCGTGAACTTCCCACTGATCGTAGTCTGGATAATTGGGATATGTTACGCCATAGACAGCCATGACCGCCCCTTAAAACGTCGGCAGCGCGACCGAGTAGTAATCCACCGTCTGCAATTCCCCGGTCGTCTTCGTCGGGGTAGACAGGTTCATTTCCTTGCCTACCGTGCCAATCTCGCCCTGGATGCGGTACTGCGTCGTCGAAGCGGTTCCGTCGTCTCCGGGGGCCACGTGTCGATAGAAGGTCATCGTGCCGCCGGGGGCAAGCGTTACGCCGGACCATACTTCGGCGGGCGCCTTTGAGATTGTGTCGCCAACGGCAGCCGTATCGAACTCGATGCCCGATCCTGTCGAGTTGAGAGAAATCGTGCACAGCAGCACGGCGCCACCAAGAGCGGCGTCAGCGGTTGCCGGGACGGTGCCGGAGTAGCGATTGATGAACCCGTCGGCCATCAGGGTACGAAGAGGGCCAGTGTCGAGCATCGCTTTACGAAGGCCGGTGGAAACTTTGAATGCCATGTGTTACCTCACAGAGAGACGAGAGAGAAGGACGCCTTGACCCGCAGCGTGAATTCCGAAGGATCGACTACCTTCGGCGACGTGAAGCGCGCCGCTGACAGCAAGACTCCAGACGTTCCGCCGCGTGCCGACGATGATGAAATGAATGCCCCATAGATCGTCTTCGTTGCGGTCGTCGCAAACTCTGCCGGAGAAGCGAGATTGTCGGTAGATCCAGCGGCAATTGCTCCGAGAGTCAGCGCCTTGCGTGTCGATCCAGAATACGCGACGCTTTCCGTGCTTGCCGCGGAGAAGGTCGCCATCACGTCGCTCGCAGTCGGGGTATAGTTGCCCTCGAAGATGCCGACGAACCACGAACTGTAGGCCGTCGCGCCCTTCAGCGCAGATCCGATCCAATAGGTAATCCCCTCGGTAGGAACCAGGTTCTTCACGATGTCTCGTTCGACCGTGCGGCCCGTTTTATCGACCAGCAGGATTTCGTATGTGAAACCCGCGGCCAAGTTGCTTGAAGTCATAGGATGGTTTCCTTGCGAACCAGTTCGCCGTCTAGGTAGGAGCTTAGAGCC